GTTCTGGCTTTAAAATGTCGTTGCTACCACCAAATTGTTTTTCTTGTATGCTATCAGCAGACACTTCAAATTTTTCTTTATATACTACTGGCGTAACAGTTTTAGTAATATGTGAACCAACAGTATTTCCTGAGTAACTGCTCTTTTCATTTTTACGCTCGGCAGCTGTCTGCTCCATTATTTGAGTGTCATACTTAACAACGCCAGCTTTACCTATATTTTTATTTACGTTAAAAAATGAACGTGCAATAGTACGTTCTTGCAAACCCTCACGGTATGGAGTATCTAAAAGTTCTCTAGTCATTATATTTATCCCTTAAAATTAAAAGCCTGTAGTATTTTTAGCATAAGATTGTGCATATATACCCATCTTTGCTAATTCATCTACTATTGCAGCGTCTACGTTACTAGCGTTGCCGTCTGCATTAATTATTAATAAATCTTTGTCAACCTGTCCTGCTATCATCACAGATACATCATAATCTTGTGCTGCTGTGGCTACCAATTCTGCTGTTAAAACACTGTTTATAATGCCGTTACCGTTACTGGTTCCACCTTTAACAAAGGGTATTAACTTTAAAGTAGAAGTATTTCTAGCTAGCAAAGTGCCGACTGGGTAAGTTTTAATTGTTGCTGTTAAAGTTTCATCCCTAGGCTCTAAGTTGCTAAGAATTGGTTTTGATAAAGTAGTTGTAGTCATATTTTTATGCTCCTATTGTTTTTAATGCTTCTTTCATTTTTGCATCTGCAATTTCTAAATCTTGTTCTTGAGTATCTGCTACCGATACGGCTTCTACATCTTCCTGAATAGTTTTTGCAGTTAAATTTCTTTGTTGCTCGTCTAGCATAGCTTCCATGCAATCTTGAACAGATAAACCCTCTTTTACAGCTTTTATTGCTGCTTCTGGTGCATTGTACTTAGCTGCAAATTCATTTAATATTGCAACTCTTTCACGCTCTGCAACTATGCCAGCTTGGTAAGATTCTGCTTTTATTTGTGCAACATCAACACTAGCAACTTGTTCTACTTGCTGTGCTTCTGGCTGTTCTTTAGATTTTCCAAACATATCAGGAGTATAAATTTCTTTAATCATGCCCTTTTCAAGAGCTTCTAATGCAGTAATTGTAGCACCTTTCCCAAAGTCTGCAATAATTTTTTCGCTTGTCAAGCCTAAACTTCTGCTAATATGATTTATAAAGTATTTTTCTACAGCATCTATATTAGCTTGGTATTGCTCTGGGTACTGCTCTGGGTCTGCGTTTTTTAAATTTGCATTGCTTGAACGCATTACCATTAATTTTTCGTCTGGTTTTTTATAAAACGCAATTACACCAATACTACCTATGTTTGTTAAATCATGCCTAGCAATTATACCACCGCTTGCTTGGCTAGCTAATAAGTATGCTCCACTACAACAATAATTTGTTACATAAGCTGTAATTGGCTTTTTGCTTGCATAAATTGCATCGCTTGCAGTCCACAAGCTATCGCTAACTGCACCACCCCCAGAACTGATATCTAGTGCTATCTGCTCTATCTCATCGTCAGTATTGGCTAGCTTTATTGCTTGAATAATATCCTCATAGCTTGTAGCAGATACGCCCATTATTTTTTGCATCAAGTTAGGAGTAAATCCAAGCGTGCCTTTAATTGCTATAATTGCTGTGTTGCCTTTGATTGTTAAAATATTATTTTTAACAGTGGTATCTAGCAATGTTTTATCAACTGCACTAATTTCTTTTGCAAGTGAGATATTGCTTTCATCTATAGCCCATATTTTATTGCTCATTTATAACCTCTATATTTTATTGTGTTTCTTCCTGCTCGTCTGCAACAAGCCCTAATTCTTCTAACTTTTTATTTTCTTCTGATTGCTTAGCTATATTGTTTTCAAAGCTTCCATTGTTTAATTTATTTGTTGCTTGTTCTCTTGTAATTAATTTATTTTCTATCTGGTCTACTAAAGCAGCGGTTGTTTTCTTCAAATCGCTTGTTTGAATTACTTTCCCAATCCAATCGCAAACGCAATAACCGTAAAAAGCTAAACCATTTCTAGCGGTAAATGCTGTTACAATGTTGTTACTGGTAGATAGTGAGTTATTGACAGCCAAGCCAAGGATAAAAGAGCTGTACACATGGTTATAATGTTGATTTATCAATGCTGCACGCTTTGCCTCTATAACTGCATTAAACTGATTGTTAGTTGCTTGTGTGGCGTTAAAACTCTGGTCATATTCCATTCCAAAAACATTCGGCGGTACTTCTAAAGCGTAAGCACATATCTTAATCTGTGCTTGTTGGTAGCTAATAAAATCAGTACCCATAGATTCCTGCTTTATCTGCACTATTTCCTCACCAGCATTTAAGCCAGTTACTACAGTGCTATCTAGGATGCCATGCTCTCTAAAGTTTACATCATTATCACTGTCTGCTGTTGTTAGCTTTTTATCATTAATACGTCCTGCTGCTTCTGCCAACGGATTATAATTTGGCATGCTATTACTTTCCACCTTGTTCTTTTTCACAAATGCTGCTATTCGTGATGATAGCAAACCTTTTTTGATATTGGCTTTACTTAGCTTGTCTACATCTTTTAAGAATTCATAGACAACAGATAAAGGCGGATATCCTCTTACACCGTTTACACGTCTTGTTCTGTGTCCGTATACTAACCACGCTGTACGCTTCATGCCGCTCACACGACCGTATGCACTGATTTTTTTAACTGTACCATTTGCAGCGGTTACCCAGTATGCAACCTGCTTACCAAATTTATTAATCTGCACACCATCTTGCATATAATGCCCCTCTGGCAAATTGGCGTTTAGTGGGTTAGTTAATTTGTCTGTGCTAATTATTTGTATTACTGGTAAATTGTTTTGTTTACTTGCGTGTGCTACTACCAACACATCACCATAGACTAGAGATAGTTGGTATATCTGTGCTTGTAGCTCGCTCCAGTTTCTCTGCTGCGAATAATCGCACAAATAAGGATTATCAGCCCACAACTTGAAGTTTTTTTCTATAATTTTGCTGTCTTCAAGATTGTCAGTAATGGCTTGTAATATTAAACCTGTATTCACAACACTAGCCACTAATCTATCTACTATAGTAGCTGCTATACCGTTCTGCATGTATAGAGTTCTAGCTCCATAGGCTAGATTAGCCCATCTGCTATAATCTAAAGCTACATTGCTTGCATTAGCCGTGTTTACTGTGTCGTTTTCAAAAAGTCGTAATTGAAAAGCAGCGGTAAAATCATTGGTATAGCCAATATTGCTACTACCACTATTATATGCTTGTATTTGCGGTTGTACGGCTTCTTGTGTTGCTGTATTAGCGTGTTTAATCCAGTTGCTTATAGTTCCGTTAGATACATTATATTTTTCTGCTAGTTGTCTAGCACTTGTAGTAGATGATTCTGCTACTACTTTGTTTTTAAATTCTTGAGTGTAAGGCATTATAAAGCTACTCCGATTTTAGCTAAATCTGGATTCTGGCTATTATCAATGGCTTTTAATTGTGATAAATAATGTGTTTCTAGTTTGTGTAGATTATCAATATCTATTTTAGTTACAGATTGTCGGCTTTGTCCATCGTCTATCTGATAACTTTCAACACCACCAACCAGCAATGCAGATATGGCACTTCTAACCTGTGCTAGTTGCTGCTCAATTTGTGTTTTTTGCTCACTCCAAAAAGTACTACTGGTCATTGTTAAAAGTTTGTTGTTCAATAATAGGAAATAATGTTTGCCAAAAATACGCCAAATCAAATTCTGGTAAGTCTGTATATTTTTTAGCGTAATCATTGTAATACACCTGTGCTATAAACTCAATAGCACAGTAATTATACACCAAGCCATCAAATAATTCATTATCTCCTGTTCTGTGCCATTTGTAACCAATAATTTTATCAGTTGTTTTATCTACAACTTCTTGCTTGCTCTCGTTCGTTAATTCTTTTAGTTGCTGTGTAGAGATTGTGTTGTATGTATTAAAATGTCCGTCTGGCATAGTTTCGCCTTGTTGCCAAGCATACTGCAACTTTCCATGAATTAAATCTTTATAGTTGTCAGTGTATATAATTATTTGTCTATAACCTGCCAAATTCTTTGTACCATATTTAAAATTTACTTGCTTAATTTTTCCGCTGCTCTCACCCTTAATAAGTTGTATTTTTTTCTTTATATTATCAGGAGCGTTACTAGCTGCATTTGCTATCGTGTATTGTTTATACCCTGTATCAATGAAAATAGCTGCCACTGTAACTGGGTCTTGTTCATCTACTCCTGTATATTGCTTGCCCATCAGCTCCCATAACTTGCTCCATGAATCATCATCTGCATGAATACACTTGCCTTTTATTCGTGTGTAATCTAGTAGAAAACACCTACCTGCTGCCCATCCAGTTATTATAACTGCTAAATTATCTGCGTGAACGTCCACCGCTGCTGTGATTAATCTTATCTTTTGCCCTGTGTGCTTTTCTGCGTATGCTTGCGGTAATACGTATCTAGCATAATTGCGTTTATGTTGTGATATAACATTAAGCTGTAATTTCTCCCTAACTTCTCGGAACGGCATACCTAGATTGTTGTTGTAAAATACCTGTAGCTTTTCAATATCCTTTGGTTTATTTGTGTAAATATCCCAACATTCCAGCCATTCATAGCAAACAGTTTCCCAACTCGTAAACCCTGCTGGAGAATATAAACCGCTTATCTGATAACTAACAGCTCCCTGTTTTTGTGGCTCTGCTGTTGGCATCCATTTACCACGTGATAGCATTTCTGTCTTGTGATAGTTCTTGTGTGGGTGCTGGCAACTTCTACACAAATATTCTACGCTGTCATAATCTAAATTACCGTTTTCTAGAGTTTTAAAAGTTAAGCCGTATAGCTCGCCTGTTTCTTTATTTACTTTGTTAAAGACTAGGTCTTGATATTCTCCGCACTTTAAACAAGGAACTACATATTTACGCTGGTCGCCGATTAAATATGCTTTGTATATTTTGCTAGTTTCTTCTATAAGTGGCGTACTAATATACAATATTTTTTTATTATTCCCAAAGCTTTTAGTACGTGCTACTGCTAAAGCGATAGGGTCACCATCTTTACCTACTTTATCAGGATATCTATCAACTTCATCTAATAGCAAATATCTAATTGGTAATGAACTCAAGCTGGACGCACTATTACTGCCTACAACTTTTAAAAAGCCACCGCCTACCCATTCCATCTGCTTGCTAGTAGCACCGCTTTTTTTATTCTTGCTAAAAAAATCACTAGATATAATTAAATGCTCCATCTTTGAATCCTCAATCATGGGCTTGATAAATTTATCCATACGCAATTCCGCTAACTCTTGGTTAGATGAAACCATCATCATGCTAGCATTGCTTATATGCTCTATAGTGTAACCTATAAAATTTTCTAAAACGCCAGTGGTCGCTCCAAGCTGTACGCCTTTCATCAGTGCCACTTCTTGAGTGTCGCTATTAATGCTTAAATTATCTGCTATTTCTTTTAAGTAAGGTACAACGCTATAATCATATAAAGTGCCAGCTCTAGGGCTTGTATCTCCGAGTATTCTATTGTTAGCACTCCATGCACTAACAGATAGTGTAACACTTGTATTTAATAAATTACGCCATACCT